AGCAAAGAGCGCCGTGTTGACTGTCACCGTGGTCGCTGAACCTGAGTTCATTTCAATGCGAGTCCCGACGTCAGCTGCGACGAGAGTGTAGGACGCGGTCTTGACGCTCACGGTTTGGTTGTAGTCGTTGGTTTGAACTGCCTGCACCTGCGCAGCTGTGAGGACTTGCCCGACGGTGAAGGTTTGTTTTGCCATGTGCGCTCCTAGTAAACTAGCTGGTTCGTGTCGAGGATACCCATGGTGGCAGAATCAAGGACGAATCCAGCCAAGTCTGGCTCAAAGGTTCCGATAGTGACTGACCATTTTTGGGGTGTAAATGAGTATTTGAGGGAGCAGCAGACAAGGTTCTTGCTAATCGTGGAGCCACCTGGGACGGTGCGGGTGACGACAAGTGGGTTGTAGAAGTAGATGTTGAGTCCGGCTTGGATACGGTCGGAGGGTTGCCCTGGGGTGATGTCAAGGGTGATGTAGTCAGTACGGAGGATGGGAACTGAGCGTCCTGTGGCGAGGGTGAGGGCTTGGTTGTAGGCATCGTCATAGTAGTAGCAGCTGACTGTGTTGCGTGAGAGTGTGCGCTTGCCGTAGGCGGTGACTGATGTGGGATTGTAGAGTTCTACTCCTTGCACGATCACGTCGTTATACAAGAAGTCGGTGTCGTATTTGAACGCGGTGTCCTGATAGGTGATGGGGTTGCCGTTGTCGTAAAAGTAGTACGGGGTCGTGGCAGCGAGTTGCCATTGGGAGGAGCGATCGTAAAAGGTGAGGACGCCGAGGTTGTCCTGGTAGTAGATCCCTAGTTCCGTTTCGACGGCTTGGTTGATGACATCGAGGGCTGTCCGATACGTTCCCGCATCTGCGCTCATGTACGTTTGACCCACCTCGGTGTAACTTGACGGTGTCCATCCTGAGGCTGTCATGGTGTCATACACGCCCTGAATTCTGAAGCCCGTCAAGTTGACCGCTGAGTATGACGTGAGGGTCGTGAGGGTCGCTTGAGCGAGTCTGCCGATGCCGTCGATGCCTCGGACTGTCATCATCGCCACGTCCGCCCCGTTTGCGGGACGATACTTCCACGAGTCCACATACCCGTAATACAAGGGGTAATCGACGGAGGCATGATTGCTGACGATCTTAATGGGCACCATGGGGACGATGTACCCGTAATAAGGACTCCCAGAGTTGTCTGGGTTCCAGTCACCGTTCTCATCCGTAAACACGAAATTGGTGGTGCCAGCCAAGAACACGTCATTGACACGATCAAAGGGCTGGTCAATAGTGCAGTTCAACACTTGGCTAGTGAGATTCACCCAGCCCGTGTTCATGTACACGCTGACGGTGAGAGTGGTCATCCGCTAGCTGCGTTCTGGTAAAAACTTGCTCCGTTGCGTAGAGTCTTATTCATGGCATTGAACACCACGTCACTCACGGCGTTTTCCGTCATGACTGTGCCTTGCACGTTAACGATGAGATCCCTAAATGCTGACTGCTGAGCAGTCATAGTTCCTTGTGCGCTGGGGTCTGTGTTAAAACTAAACGATGGGGCGATGGCGCTGGCTCCGTTGTACTTCTTTTCCGGAGCAGGCGTGAAGGCTTCCATCTGTAATTGCTTAGCAAGTTGTCCGGTACTCATGGCATCGATGGAGCCTTTAAGCAAATCCGTGATGCCTCCAGCAACGGTACCTGTACTGACTTGCTTCTCGCCACCACCCAGGCTTGCCGTCTTATCCCACGCCATCGAGGCATAGTCACCTTTGAGACTGATGAGTTTGCGGAGCGCCGCCTCCTGGGCGACCATGCGTTGTTCCTCGGTCTTGTACCCGTCATCTTCGAGGGCAAGTAAGCCTTCGACGGCTGCCTTTTCTTTGGCAGTCAAGTCAAGTTTTAGGGCATTGGCAAGGGCAATTTGATTCAAATCAAATTGGGCAGATAGTTTCTTTTCCGCGTCGATCTTGCGTTGCTCTAGGAGTTTTTTGGCTGCATCAGATTTGGATTGTGCAAGTGTTTTCTTTTGTGTTGCCAGCAGATCCTTTTGTGTTTGATACGCCTGACGATCAAAGTTGCGGAACGGATCCAGTCCAGTCTTGGCTGCTGGCGTTACTGCTGCCGCTTTTTTTGCATTGTTTTGTTGCTGCAAAGCGATCGCGGCACTTCCTCGACCCATGGGGGTTCCCACACCGACGGGTGCGCCTTTCGGTGTACCGGATGGACTCATGGCAATGGCTGCGGTGACTCCGGCAATGGCAGCAGCTGCGGCGATGAAAGGTGCCAGGGCTGCCAGTAGTGGCAGGGCTGCAATGTTGGCAAATGCGGCAGCGGTTCCGATGGCTTTGATTGCGGTTGCGACGGTAAAGAGTCCGGCAGCGATGGGCACCAGAGTGTTTTTGTTGTCTGTGAGTATTTTGAAGAATGATTCCATTTTGGGGATGCCTGTGTTGATGAGGAAGTCGCCTAGTTTGATGAGGACGGGGAGTAGTTTGTACCCGACTTGTTCCTGGACGTCTTGAAATTTGGCTTCGAGGATTGCCAACTTGCCGGAGTAAGTGGTGGCGTAAGCGGCTGCCTGTCCGCCGATCTTGGCGTTGAGCATCCCCATCGCCTTCTCCAACGCCTCAGCCGGTGGCACCGACTTGTCCATCGTAATGCCGAGTTCCTTAAAGGCTTTGGCGTTACCACCGGAGGCTTTTGCCAGGATCTTTGATGCTTCCGCGAGGTCAATGTTTTTGAATCTGGCAAGGTCAGCGGATGCAGCTAGCATCCCTTGAGACTTTTCGAGAGATCCGGTTGCGGTGACTAGGCTGGAGAGTGCTAGGGCGGTTTGAGTTCCCTCAAAGCCAAGCGACATCATTGCCTTTTCGGATGTGCGAATGGATGTCGAGTTGATTTTTGACGCCATCCCAATGTTGGTCAGCGACACCGCCAGCCTAGAGTTGGCTTGCTCCATCTCCACCGCAGCCTTGACGGATGTCCTAGCAAACTGAGCGACCCCTACACCTAGACCTAATTTGGCAAGGGAACTGTTCAGCCCGTTGGCTTGGAACCGAAGATTCTTGAGTCCTTTTTCAGCCTTCTTAAACCCTTGATCTTTCAGGGCTGTGTAAATGGTTATTTGGGCTTTGCGTGCCATCAAATCATCCTTGCGTTGAACTGACGCACCGCATCATCGATGACGTTGTCAATCTTGCGTCGGATCTCAGGACGCATCTCGACGACGGCTTCCACAATCATCCTGTGCTTATTGCTAGGCACACCGGAGCGTTCGGCAATGTTGCGAATGAATTGTGCGCCCGCCGACTTTGTGCCTTCTCCTGGGTTGGATGAGTTGCCTCGTTTGCCAATGCTTTTGGTTCCAGCTGATTCGTAGATGACACCGGCAGCGGTGCCGTCAGTAATGGCAAAGCCAGACTGGTATGCGCCTCGAATATATCTGGATCTAGCGGCGCGGGTTTTGCCGATGCCCGCCTGGATCGTGGCTTGGTCGAATGCTTTGGTAGCCCATAAGCCTGACCCTTGGGTGGCGGGTGTCCAGCCTGACATGGGTGACTTGGCTGGCACGAACCCTCTAGCCCGATTGACTACTTCCCCCAGCAGCTTGTCGATGTCTTTGTTCATGTCTTTGTTCAAGTCTTTGGCAAAGTTGCGCACAAGATCGAGGGAGCGTTTGTCAATGGACTCCGCCATGTTTGCTCCTCTCCTTTACGACGGCGATCAAAGCGCGGAGCATGATCGGATCTTCAGCCAGTAGTGCGGTGGGTGACATGTGTGTTTCGAGTGCGAGCCACGCCAACTGCCACGTCAGCGTGTCCCGCGTCAGCCATTTGGGTCATCGTCAATCACCTCAACACTTTTGAGAGTGTCCAGAAATTTCTCGGAGTCCGGTGGATGCACTTCTGCACCTGAACGCTCCAGGACTTTCCAAGCCAGCCAGTAGATATCGGTCGCACGTTCTGACTCGCGAAACACCTTGGAAAATCCTCCCTTGGCGTACTTCTCGAATGCGACCTCGATCGTCGGTGTAATGGGAAAGATTTTAACTTCCCCATCCACCAATGTGATCTTGAGTTGTGCCATGTTGCGTCCCTTTCAACTTGGTTTATGCTTCGGCTTTTGTGACTACTGAGTTCAACTGGTACGACAAAGACTGGGTACTCATATCGCCAATTGCTCCGACGATCGGAGTGACTTGATCTACGAATACGGTAAACGTGTAAACTGGGTTTGTTGCTGACGTGGCTGCTGATGTTTGTTTGATTGAGCAGTATGCGGTGGCACCCACTAGACTGTTGAGTGTGGCGGTGACGTTGGTTGCAGCTAGATCGTTAAAGATTTCAAGATCAAGCTGACCGGACTGTAAGCCTTGGACGTATTTGTGAGCAAGGTCGCCCATAGATGTGACTTCCAAGGAGTCATACTTCCAGGTGAGTGTGGCGCTGCTGACGTGATCTGAGAGTGTGACGGATGGGGTGACAGATCCAATCTTAAACTCCACGTCTTTGTTGAAATAAACGGCCATGACTATTCCTCATCTTTCTTGATTGTTTTAGGAGTGGTTGTTGATTGGATGGCTCCAACGCTTTGAAGCCACTCGATGCCGTGTGGTTCCAATTCTTTGTCGGTTGCAATGTCGCCTTCTTTGAATCCTTCCAGATTTGCGACCAAGATTGTGTAACTCATATCAACTCCAACTTGTTAGTGTTTCAACGGATACGTCACACGTGAGGAGATCACCGGACGGTAAGGACATAACGCGGGGTTGTGAAATGCTGCTGATGTTGTATGACGTGGGGATCAGCGGGACAAGTGCCTGAATCATGGTTTCAATACCCGCCAGGTTTCCTTGGTTGTCAAAGAGTGGGATCGCCATTTCGATCTTGAACCGCACCGTCAACGATAAGGACGTGTTGTTGTTGGTCGGTTCCACATAAGGATCATCGGGGACGATGGAGCAACTGTTGGCGGTCACTTGTGGTGGCGGGAATGAGTACGTTGACCACACGCTGGGGTTAGCGATGGATGCGGCGAGTGCTGTGCGGAGGGTGGCGAATGACATGGCTAGCCGACCATCACCGAAGGGGCAAGGTATGGGGCAAGAAGTCCGCGCACCGTTGCCATCAACGCAAAGCCCATCTTGAAGGGTTGCGGGACACCAAAGTCGATGGAGGATGCACCGTTGCCTGGGGCTTGCCGTGATTGCCAAATGTTGATCGCGACCATGAGGCTTGCTTCTCGAACGGCTGGCACGCTGGCGTATGCGGTGCCGTGTTCGGCTGCTGCTGCTTTACCGTAAGGGCGCACAAGGTGAGTCAAGTCATTGCTAGCTGTTTTGGCGTATTGAATGTACGAGATTCCAGACTGGGTAAGTCCTGAGTAGTTACCCCACGCAAATGCGCCTGTCTGATAGATCGAGGTGTTCCAGAACTCGCCGGAGGTGAGTCCGGTGATGGTGTAAGCCCCGTTATAGGTTGCCCCGCAACTGCTGATTGTCACGGTCTGCCCAACGTTGAACACGGGTGTGGAGGCAATCGCAATGGTGGCGACGTTGTTGGTGAGTGAGGTAGCGATGACGGGTGCCGTGTTATGCCACAGCATGACGTCAACAAGATCCTGAGCCGCTTGCGCTACTTCTTCAATCGTTGCGTCAAGATAAAGGCTACCGATCCCCAAAGCAGAACGCAGTTCTGCCATGGTGACGTATGTTGCCGCCATCGCTACCTCCTTCCAAGTGTCCCGTGGAAGCTGCCCCCGCAGTTGGGACGGATCTGCGGGGACAGCGGTCGATTATGTGAGGTTGAAGCGTTGCAGACCACCG